GACTGTTACCAGGTTGGTAGCCCATGCAATTGACGAGATAGTTTTTGCCGGTGCCTGTACCGTTGCCAGGTCTGATTTAGAGGTCAGTAATTTAGACTCTCCTGCGTTCAGCGTTGTCCCGCCCACGGAGATCATCGCGCCGCTTTTCAGCAACTGGGATGGCTTCGGCGGATTGGTTACTGACACGTTAATGTTAACAATTGCCATTTAATTATTTCTCCGGATAAATGGACGGGATTGCAGACAGGATCAGCCCACGGGATACATCACGCATCCGTTGCTGGTAATAATTGACTTTGAATTTGATGGTCTTGCGCATGGCAATGACGTTCAGCTCGTTTTGCGTAACACGTTCATCCTGCACAACCGGGATGTTCATCACGCCCATTTCTGCGTCGTCGCGCAGCGTGTACTGCTGAACGTAGCGCAGAAAGTCTTCAACGGCTGCGTTGCGCAGGCCGGTAATCGAAATCGTCACATCCTCAGAAACCAACTGGTACTGGTTGTCACGCTCATCGACATAAAATGCCCCGGCAATCGGCGTAACGTTGCTGCACCGGATCGTCGCGAAGGGTGGCGAGAGGTTTTGTGTGGAAAGCATCGCCGGAAACATCGGCATGTACTGGTTCAGGCCCAGCCATACCGGCAGAGAACTGGACACGACAACATCACTCAGGTCGATATCGTCCGCAGAGTTGATGATCTGCGAGCGCATATGCGGATAAACCGCCTCACCGGTGTAGTGATAGAGCCTGGCAGGTTCGTTAAGGCCAGTCCGGCGGGAGAATGAAAACTGGATGCCGTAGAACTCGCCGATGTAGAGCACGTCCGGCCCGATATCATTAAACGGGTCGATATCCGACTGCGCAGTAAGGGTGACGACGTTTCGGTCATAAAGTTGCTCGTCGTCCTGAATGCTCTCCGTTGTCAGGTGCAGGTAGCCTTTCACATCAACCGTGTCGGGTTCCTGGTTCGGTTCATCAGCGACAATCGACGCTTTTACCCAGAAGACAAATCCATCAAGCGGTAAAACCTTGCGGATGTATTTCGTGAAGGTGACAATCTGGTACTGGCTCAGGTCATCCAGACCCTGTGTCAGAGTGGCGTTAAGTTCCGTTTTAGCCGTTTGTTGTAACTCACTCAGGGAAGGCATTAAGCACCCCGCTTACCCAGGCGCGCATGGCTGCCTGGTAGGTTCCGGTATCGACGAATGAAGCTCGCGGATCACCTTTCTTGTTTTTAAAGCGCTTCGAGATACCAAGCAACGCACGACGTGTTGGAACGCCAGGCATACCGTTCATCTCTTCGTTGTCCAGGAAAGCCACGAACAGGTCGTGAACCCGGGACATGGATTCTGCCAGCGGGTCCCTTGATGGCGGCGCACCGGCCATCAGGTTTTCGAGGTTTGCGGCGAGGTCTTTGCTCATCAGATCGGCAATTTCGTTCCCGTAACGGTCAAAGAACGTCTGCATAATCCGGTACTTTTCCTCAAGCCTTTCCGCCACATCCCCGGTTGTGGTTCCCTCGCCTTCATACGGAATATCGATAACGCCGAGATGCAGGGTGATCATGACAACCCCCACAGACTCCCGAACTGCTGGGCAATCATCAGATAACGGCGGCCCCAGGGGTCCTGAAGCATCTGAAGGTCTGCCAGAGAAAGGTCTTTGAAGAAGTCAGGGACAAGCCGCTGGGCGCTGGTTGAGTTATCCCCGGCACCCGTAATCACGCCAGTAGCGATATTGTTCAGCCCCATCGCATTGCGAAACTCTGAGAACACACTCTCTGTGCCGTAGTTGACAAGGAATGACGCAGCGAGGTTATAAACCGCAACTGCGTACAGGTGATGCATCACCAGCTCAATATCACGGTTAACCCACTCAACCGCGCCGCCGTAAGCCAGGGTGAATGACGGCGCGTTGTCGGGAACCTGATCAGGGGTAATGCCCATGTCAGCACGAACGAATTCGATAAATCCCGACAGGCTGGTTGTCATTTTTTGCCCCGTTTCTCGGTTACGATTTTTTCATTAACGGTTGGCGTGTCGTCAGTCTCATCACGACCTTTCGCCTGTTCGGCGCTGAATTCCATTTCACCGTCATAGCCGATCCCGCTTTCACGCAGGGAGGTATCCAGCGCGGCAACGGATGCCTGGCGGCGATTGTGCGCGTTGCGGGTAAGATGGTCGTCATTGTCGCGAATCGTCTTTTCGATGATGTTCGCGGAGACTGGCTTATCGATGCTGTAGCAAAGGCCAACAAACTGGCGGCTCTGGTCGATTTTGGAAGCATCAATCAGCCCATACACCTGATGATGTTTGATCACCGCTTCAATCTCGTCCGTGCTGCCGTCGAGAACAGCCATTTGCGAGCCGTGTTCAATAGGAATCTGACGCAGACGACCGGTCTCAAGTACACGGAACGTGAAGATATGGCGTTGTTTGGTGGTATTGGCGATAAAGAGTTTCATCGGCTTCTCTCATAAAAAAGCCTCTGCGAGGTTCCCCGTGCAGAGGCCAGTTTGCTGAACAAACGATGGTTAGTTGTACGCCATCGACAGAATGGTGATGGCTTCCGGACGAACCGCCCAGCCTGAGGTTGAGCGCATTTCAGACAGCACGTCAATCGCGCCACCAGCAATCGGCGTCGGGATTTCGCGCGGTGCAGCCATGTCGCAGAACATCAGCGCGTTCGCAGCCAGTGACGGCGTCAGTTTCGCGAATTCGTTGGTGTTCACCGTGGAGTTAACCATCGGAACTTCCACTTCCGGGATGGTGATGATCACAGCATCGGTACCACCAGCACCTGCGCCAATCAGCGTATCGTCGTATACCCAGTCAACCTGGATATTCGCGCCTTTCAGCACATCTTTCACGGTGCCGCCAACGGTGTCAGTACCGCCGCCAGGGCGCTGGTAAGAGGTCAGCTGAACAATCTGCTGAATCTCCATTGCGCCCAGAACACGTTGCGGGCCGAGGATGACGACGCGTAACTGGCGACCCAGTTGCATGGTGCGGGTCAGCGCTGCCTGGACATGACCGAGCAGATAAACGGCCATCTGACCGTGATCGTAGGTCAGCACGGTCGTATTGCCGTCCGTGTCCGCTGGCAGGGTTTCGGTGGTTGCGCCTGCGGTATTCAGCAAGCCCTCACCACCAGCCGGGTTCATACCAAACAACAGAGAGGAACGCAGTTGCTGGAAGATACCCTGACGCATACCAAGGCGCTGGGCTTCCGGCAGCGCGAAGTTCCAGTTACCGGCAGCGGCCAGATCGTGATGGTCGTAAATGCCACGGCAGCGGAACAGGTAGGTTGGAGTGGAAATCATGCGCGCTTCCATTGCCACGCTCGGCAACTGGTTAGCGTTGCCGGACTGGCTGGTCGCAACCTGAGTGCGGATGTCCAGGCGGCGCATGTAAACATACTGGTCGCCTACACCGAGGCGTACCTGCGGGTTACCGCTGGCGATGGTTTCAAACGCACCTGATGCCTGCTGGTAACCAATGATCATCTCCGGCGCGATATACGACGGATTGACGATAGTGTAGCTGGGGGTAATTGCAGCCATTTAATTCAGCTCCCGATTAAAGTAAGACCAGCGCGCAGCTGTCGGTGTTGTTCCAGGTCAGGAAGCCCGTCGCGCTGTCATAGCTGACAGTCTTGGAGTTGCCTGATTCGATGGCGAGCACTTTTACCGGCAGCGTGATGTCGGAAAGCGTAACTGCGCCGATGGTGCCCTGCGTGGTAGCTGCGCCACCTGGTGCAGTTGCCGGTGCGTAGGTGAAGGTCGTTGTGTTCACGACTGACAGCACGACCACAGTGCCGTTGTACGCTGCAGGGGCAACGCCACTGATCTTGACGTACTGTCCAGCAGTCAGGCCATGAGCTGAAGCGGTTACTGCTGTCGCCACGCCGTTGGCATAGGTCACAGCAGTTGTCGCAATATCAGAACCAGCGAAACCGGCAGCCGCCGCGGTGGTGATCTGGTTGTTCACGAAATCCCAGGCCAGCGGCGTTTTCACTGAAGCGCCGGAGGTACCCAGCGCAACAACCTGCGCAGAAGCTTTCAACGGAACGCGCATGTTGGAGCCCAGGCGGTAGTAAGAAACGCTCATGCCTGATGCGTACAGCGGAACCGGTGACTGAGGAGTAGTCAGGCCGTTGTGAGCCTGATTGAAGACGGTGAAACCTTCCAGTTCGGCAACAGACACAGCGCGACGGATGATTGAGCCGCGCGGACTTGAGCTGGTACCAGGCAGAAGCTCAGCAACCGGCAGACCGCCCCACAGTGGTTTGGTTTCAGTTGCAGCAACGGTACCCGCCGCAAGGTTAAAGCGGTTGGCCGGGTCATCCAGCGCCACACCCTGAATATAACCGTCGGACTGCACACCGAAGGAACCCAGCGCGTTCGTGGTTGCCATCGGGTTAAGAGATAAAGTAGCCATGCTTGAGAGCTCCCGTTAAGCCTGGTTGTTGAAACTGGTGACCTGACGCTTGCCGGACTGGAACGGAGCCCAGGTGGCAGCAGGATCGCCTTCGAAGGTGCTGATCTGGCGACCGGTCGCATCAGCGCGTTTAATTTCGCGCAGCATGCCAGGGCCAACAGACAGGCTTGCCGATTTCTGCGCGTCGGCGTAGATCGTCTTCTCGGCCACGCTCAGCAGCGCTGAGTCAGCAATGGAGGACAGGTCGACGGATTTGAAGTCAGGCGAATGCTCTTGCAGCTGGATCATCAGGCGGCGGCGATATGCCAGCGGATTTTCACCAGACAGTGGCACCGGCGCGCGCTTGCCGAAGCAGGAGAACACGCTATCGGCCTTCACCTGTGCGTCGGCGACTTCGTTACGCTCTTCATCGCTCAACTCGGTTGGGATGCGGGAGCGCAGGTCGGCGATCTGCTGACGCAGTTCAGAATCAGCCTTTTCTTTCGCCATACGCTCTGCCTCTTCCGCGTCGGCCTTCTCTTTGGCTTCTGCGTCTGCTTTTTCTTTCGCGGCTTTCTCTTCCGCGTCAGCTTTGGCTTTCGCCTCTTCGGCCTCTTTTGCCTCAGCATCAGCCTTTTCTTTCTTGGCTGCTTCTTCGGCATCGGCCTTGGCTTTACGGTCTGCTTCTTCTGAGTCAGCCTTAGCCATGCGAGCATCCATACACTTATTGAATAGCTCTACGAATTTTTCCTCGTCCATCTTTTCAGCCTCGTTTGGAATGGAATCAGATTTAACACCAGTAGGGGCAAGGAGCTTGTCCCATACGCCCTGTTCACAAATTGCAACGTGGTCGAGCAATACCGGGGAACCTTCCACCAATAGAGGCTGACCGTCGATTTTGATGATTGAGTCCTGCGCTTCGCTATACGTGACGGTTGGCGAGGTACTCAGCTGCCGTGTCGCCATAATTTCGGCGGCTTCAGCGTCGTACACCCGGGCAATAGCCCAGACCTCGCCATTATCAGCAACCCAACTGTTCGTCAGGGTTCCGATAACACGCTTCGCAAATTCATCGCTATCGAGCTTGTTTTTCTCCGGGTGCAGCCAGATAAGCGGTACACCGGCAACTCGCTGGAGAAACTCTGGGGTGAGATAGTCGTCCGGGTTACGGAAGGCCATCTGTTGATCTGCAGAGCGCCAGGTAACCCCTGTTCCGGTTACCCGGATGGCGAACATCCACATGTTGATAAAGAATTGCGGGCTGCTTAGCGTCCCGTCAGCGATGAGCGCGGCCACTTCGGTTTCATTGAGCGCTTGCTGCGCCAGCATCTCAGCGAAGGGCTGATGAAGCGGTTTTGGCAGATCGTCAATGTGGAACCATCCGGCAGCCAGCGATTCGTCGTTAAGCTTCGCCTCGAACTTCTCCGGCACCTCGGCGCGAAACGTCAGATAATCGCCATATACGCTGTGAGGGGTTAGCGGGCCATCGTACTGATAACCCACCTCCTCCAGCACCTCGCGGCGTGCGGCATCAATAGCCAGTTCGCCCGGCTCTACCGTTCCGCCAGGCTGGCACCACGTGCCATCATCCGAGCGCTGGATCAGGAAGACGAACTTACCCTGACGGAACATTATCCCGCTGCCAAAAATAGCCACGTTTTAATGCTCCTATGCTGCTTTCTTCATCGACTCCATGAACTTCTGCCCCTTCTGGGTCAGCATGTATTCAGGAATGCTTCGGAGGTTGTAGATGTAGGTCACGTAGCACTGACAAAAAACCTCTTCGCCAGGCTGAGTGATTTCGTCGAGGTAACCGGCTGGCCCGGCTTTCACGTACCCGTTTTTTTGCGCCCAGTTCCCGCGAATCAGGTAATACAGCTGATCGCGTTCCTTGTGGTCCTCGCGGAAGTCATAGCCAGGACGCCGCCAGTGGCTGTGCCATATGGCTGCAATCGCGTTGTTGCTGGTTGCGATCACGTTGTCGATATTGGCTATCAGCTTATGGTTCTGGTCTATCATCACCCGCCGCGCTTCATAGTCCACCTTCTCGGCGGCCTTCTGAATGTGCGCTGCCGTCTCCCGCATCGTTCCCTGAATGCCGGTCAGCGCAATGCTGTCGGCAGAGGGAATGCTGCTGGCCCAGCCGCTAAACCGCGACAACGTGGTGTCGATGGCTTTTTTGCGGTTGAGCTGGATTAGGTCAGCGCTGGCGAGGATCCGCCTGTCGAGTTCCGTCCTCAGCTTCGGCTCAAGGTAGTTGAGCGTAAACCTGGATATGCCCTGATGGCGCTTCAGCGCGCCAGCGCGACCAACCTGCAGGTCGTATGCTTTCGTCAGGTTCCGGGTGACCATTGCCATGTAGTCATCGGAGGTTTCGCTTTCGGCCGCCTGGCGGATAATCGACTGCCAGCGTTCCAGCTCTTCCCGGGACGAGTAGCCGTTGCGGAGAAAGAACTTCACCGCATCTCTCACTGTTCTGGTGAAAGTGTTCATAGCATCATCCCGCCGCCCGGCTCTTCAGCTTTCGGCGGCTCCGGCGGTGGGTTATCTTTCAGCGAGTCGTAATCGAGGTTAAGCCGCTGAGGGAAGAGGTTCTCGTTGGCGTTGGCGTTTTCACACGCCCACTCGATTAGCGTCGCGCGGTTTTCCGGGTCAGCCGTGAGCTGCGGCATAACCACTTCCAGCATGCTGACGATAGCCTTAAATCGCGTTTCGTCGACCTTCACCTTCTCGCTTTCCGGCTCTTTCAGAGAGGACGGCCAGCGATATTCGAAGTTGTTTATCCAGCTCGCGAAATACACGCTGTAGGTGTTTTTCAGCTCAGGGAAGTCAGCACGCAGCGACTGGAAGAACTCAATGCTCCAGGCTCGGTACTGGCACACGCGAATGAAGAACGCGTAAAGCTGGTCCAGCCACTCGCGGATATTGTCGATGTACACCGCTACGGCGCGGGCATCTTCAGTGCCTTCACCGAAGCCCTGGGCGAACGTCTCAGAGTTGAGGATGATCGCCGGCATGTCGGCGGCGGCGGCCACGTTCTCGAGAATGTGCTTACGCGCAGAGTCGAGAGGCTTTTCCAGGTTGCTCAGGTTGATTGACTCGATGTTGTCGCTCTCGCCGATCTGGAGAACCTCCCCCGTCTTCCCGCGCTTCAGCATCATGCGTTTTATGCCGCTGAGCTTCTGCATCATGTTGTTGACGACGGAGCTTGGCCCCTTGATTTTCGTCACCAGCAGGCCGCCCTTCACCGCTACCATATCGTCGGTGCGCATGGTCTGGATGAAAGACTTCAGAGGATAGAGCGCGCGCTGGTACACGCTGCGGCCCGTGAATCCGAATGCCGCGGGGTTGTACGCGAGGTAAATCGGATCCTCGTTCTGCACGACGACACAGCGAGATTTGTGATACGGCTTGCCCGCCACCCGGATTCCGTCGACTTTCTGGAAGTCCTGGGCGTTCGGGTCCTGATTCAACACGATACTGCCGGCGGTGTTAAGCGGGTCCAGGATGTTAAAGCTGACGTTGTGCTTGTACAGCGTGCGGTAATCCAGCGATTCATTCGGCTCCTGGTTATCCACCAGCATGGCGATCGCAGATACGCCGTAAATACGGGCGATGCGCGCGGCGTTGGCGATGTGCTGGTTCGCACCCATCGCTTTCCATTCGCGCTCGAACGCGTCGCGCAGGCGTTGCTCAAGCCCATATGACTGGGCAACATGCACGGTGCGCGGCTCATTCATCGCCATTTTGATCGGGCGATCTACCATCTTGCCGCCCAGCGGGTGGTAAAGGTAAACCGTTTTGCAGGTCTGATAGCCAGCCGTTGACCCGGGCTGGATGTCGTCACTGTCCAGCAATGCCATCAACTCTGAGTGAGAGCAGCTGCCGATTTCGAAATCGTCTTCGTTCATTGGTTCTCTCGTCAGATTGCGTCGCCGCTGCCGAAGGCGATGATCAGCCCGTAGGTGTAATCATCGAGCAGGTCATCGGCGCGCTTATGCGCTTTCTTGTCGGCAAGGTGGAATCGGGAAACCTGCTTGTGCAGATGGTTTGCTGTTTCGCCCTTGAAGACGGCTGTCTTCTCGTAGGCGTGTCGGGAAATTTTCGCCAGGCCGCGGTAGTGGTAACCGGAGGCCATAATGGCGCGCTCGTCCTTTCCTTTGCTGGTCAGGGCGGACTCAATTTTGTTGACCGGCCATCCCAGGCTTTCGCCTTTCTGCAGGAGGATGCTGCCCATGCTGGCGTCTTCGATGAACACGCCCAGGCTGCCGTTGATGGCAACGCACTGGCCGGAAAGCTCGTTGAGGCGGTCGAATACCGACGGCATCCACGTTTCCAGCAGAGCGCCGTCAATCTGCACCACATCCCAGTCAAGAATGGTGAGGCGCTGAATGCCGGGCCGGGTGTCTACGGCGTAATACACCACCGCCGTGCCGTCATGCTCTGATCCACCTTTGACGGCGGTATCCATGACAGCGAAGACGGCCTGGCACATCTCAGGGTAATCGACAGGCTGATCCTGATTCTCACCCTCGAACCATTTGCGGACATCGAACAGCGATGCAGCGGACCAGTCTACGAACTCGGCCAGAAACTCCTGGCGGAACACGCGCGGGTCGTTGTTGGCCCTCTCCTTCTCCAGTTCTTCCGGTGGAACGAACGGGTTTGAAGACGTTGGTGCGTGATGCTCAACAAAACCCAGCGATTTGTCGTGACAGATGGCGTAAAAGAAGTTTTCTTCATCCACACCGTCGGGGGTTGAAAATACGTAGGCACGCCCTCTCGTTGTCAGCAGAGTGGGCTTAATCGACTTGGGCCATATCTCTTTCAACATCTCAGGCGATTTGGTGAACGCCGCTTCGTCGATCAGGATGATTTCGTATTCACGACCACGGCCAGCCAGTTTGTTGTCGTTGGTTACCCAGAAGTCGATTTTCCCGCCATTCTTCAACAACAGGCGCTTTTCCTGTCGGCTGAAACTCTTTTTTAGCGGGAGTAGGGTTTCTTCCAGCTTGTCGTAAATCTCCTGGTACTGACGGTATTCAGCGGTGAAGATACCAACCCTCCCGCCGAGCAGGACATCCATACCCGGTCGCTTAAACTGCGCAGTAGCGTAGGTTACAGCCGCACTGGAAAGCATGAAGGTTTTACCCCAGCGACGACCACACCGCACCGCATGAAGCTGATCATCCCACGAATCAGACCAGACCTTTAACTGCCCATCATGGAGCGTTGGGAGGTAAATATCAGCCATGTCATCTTCCAGGTATTGGCAGCGTGTTATGGACGACTATTGCGTTATCGCTGTCGCCATCACGCATAACGTCGATTTCCATCTCCACTTTTTCAGTGGCAGCCTCACGGTATGCAGCATCGACCTGCATCTTGGAGATCGAGCCTTTCGTATACTCCAGAGACTCTATTCGCGCCGTGTTGCGGTGCATGGCTTTTTGCGCAGATGAAATTAGCTCGTGAAGATTATTGGCGGTATCGCCATCAGCTATTTCAAGCTCAGTCTGCCAGCGGCCAATATTTTCAGCAGCGGTAAGGTTCGCCGCACGCAACCAGAAAAGCTCATCATCAAGAGTGAGCGCCTGAGCATCCTCGGTAATGGCATCAGATAGAAGCATTCGGCGTCCATAGCCACCATGCTTCAATGCGTTCTGATTTCCGGGTCTGGAATTATAATGAGCGCGTTTCGTTTCTGGTGAGTTTGATGGTTTTGCGACTTCGCAGTTATCCACTAAGCCCGCTGGTGGCTTACTCTTTGCCACTTTCTCCTTTTGCGAATTCGCAGTTTTATTCGCACTTTTCTTTTGCGAATTCGCACTACCATTCGCAATTTTGATATAGCGCTTTGCAGTCGAGTAATTCAGTCCCTGCGCTTCGCACCATTCTTTGGGGGAAATGCCGGTTTTGGCATGTTCGGACAGGAACCGTTGCTGAAGCTCGCCCCAGTCCGGCTTTGCCATGAATATTTCCTCTTAATGACATTATCGAAGCCCCTCAGTGAAGAGCTTCTGTAATGGCTACTTGTCAGCAGTTTGCTTGTCCCACTCTTCGCGAAACTTGGTTGGGTTGTCGAAGCCCTGTGATGCTTTCGGTTGTTTCATTTTTGCC